AGCGGTGCGATGCACTGCTGCCAAACCCCTTTCGGGGCGAGGCAAATCGCACCCCAGGCCTTACGGCCCCCCCAGCCTAATGTGGCTGGGTCCAACGGCGTTTTAGTGTAACTGCGCCGTGCAGTGCAGATTGCTCTAACTTAGAGCATTCCTGAGAGGCTATTGTTCCCTTTTGGGGAGCAGCAGCTAAACCCAAGAAGCACTTGGTTAGGGCGGCGTATCCTTCTATAACATCAGTACGATGTATAGGTCTTGGAACCAGCGCATTTATTTCATTGCGTTGGAGATCTTGATTCCATCTTCCGATGGATTCAAAACCCAAGAAAGAGATACGTCCCAGAGCTTCACTAGTTTCGGAAACATAAGGCAAAGGCCCTATGATCCGTTCAAGGCATTTAGCCATGAACTGAACGGTGTTCCAATACCCCTTCAAGTAGAAGAGGTTTAGACTCGCCGTCCAAGAAATTATTTGTGAAGCCTGTTGCCTGTTCTCAGGGCGCGTTTTACGGAGATACACAGGTGTAACCTGGTATCCCTTATACGCGTCAACACCACATGACTCTCGGAAGCTTCCGCTCACGAAAGTCTTATTGGAGTTCACCTTGCAATTGTATTTTCGCAGGTGATCGAGAACAGTAATCGCATTCGTGACGTCGACGATTATATCGTCTCCGTACACGTACAACGACCTAGTAACCTTAAATATGTTACTAGGTGTCGCGGAGAGTTTTCTGTCTTTCAGTAAGGCGACTACACATACCGTGTAGAAATACATCGCTTCAACTGGAAAACAGAGAGCACTACCCATTGACGCGAACTTCCTGAGAGGACCGACAAGTCGGCCATCAGGAAGGCGTGCCATAGTCGAACGACATGAGTCGATAGAGTCCCTTAAATCGGGATTCGCAGAAACATCTCTAACGCTAATGATCGTGGAACACGGTCACTAGCGTCAGACAGATCAATCGTTGCTAATTGACCAGACTTCGACGCTGTAATCGCGAGCCTTTGATTAACAGACTGATCACGAAAATTAACGTGACCTCTTGTTAGCCAATACGATTCGAGCTTATCATAAAGATAAGTCCGAATACCTTGTTGCACAAATTGCATGCAACAGGGCTCAATTGCGATTATACGGGGACTTTTCAACGTCTTAGGGACAGGAACAACCCTTACGGGTTCCTCCTCTTCCCTTGGAACGATCGTTACTATTTCGAGCTCCTCCGAATCGGATGGAATACCCAAAGGGTAACCATTATCGATAAGAGGGAAATAAGGCTCGAGACGATCGTGCCACCTCCGCCAAATGAACTTCTGATTTCCAGAAATTCTCTCAGCGGTGGCTCCAGGACCATGCCCAGGAGTAATTTTGGAAGCTGAAAAATCAGCAACCATATTATCCCAGAGCATAGAAGAAACGCCGAGAAATTCGGCCAGATCTTCTTCTGGAACATGGAAAAGTTGAAAAGACTGCTCAATCGAGATGAAATTATCAAGCGCGGCTGCAACCCTCTGAGGGGTGCATTCGAGTTCCACTTTCTTGAATGTAAGGCAAATCTGCCGTACAGATTCAATAACAGTAGGAATGTCACTTGATATTCCTCCAATTGGGGGTAATTCATACTTGATCTCCTCTCCGGTCTCACGGTTGAACACCAGACCGATCATACCTTGCAAAAAAGCAGGGATTGATCCATTCTTTACTTTCCGAAAGGAAGCAAAGAATGTTGGGTCGATAGCTCCGTTCGCCAAGCTTCTTTCGAAGTCTCGGCAGAATTGAGGAAGCGTAATCGTCAAAAACGATATACCTTCGTGCTCAACCCGCGATCTTATAGTTTCAAGATCGCGTAAATCAGAGACATCAGCGATACACTTCATGGAAGCGTCTATATAGACCTTTTCCATGAACTCTAGAAAGTCACTTACGTTGCTTTTCATGCTACCTCCTCATTCGGGGGCCAGCATCAAGCCACGTTAGCCTGCCTTTATGATCCACATATGTGGATCATCAAACCGATTATTTGCGTGGCTGGGGTTAGAGATATTCGACCCCTAAGTTCCATTAATTCTCTAAGGAACGCCACGAAATTAACCACAAAAGGCTGTGAAAAGATAATTGAATCAACGATTCAATTCTTCTTCTAGTCGTTCTTTGAGAGCTCTTTCTGTTCCAGAACCTGGAACTCGAAGAGTACTCTCGACTTCAGTGTTGGGATTATTAATAATCTCAACAAAAGTCTCCAACAAAACCGGTATCACTACCGATAATGAACGGAACAGAACGTCCATCCAACTAAGTTTTATCTTAGAAGGAGGTGTGGAGGTAGTCATAAATTATCTCCTTTCTGAAGAATGTACTACTGAGTGTTTTTACGACTCAGAACCGTACAACTTTCCGACAGCAGTGGAGTCTAACCAGGTTTTAAACCCGGTTATCAGCTGATCTACCTGGGTTGAAGTAAACCCCGCAAGGGGCCTATCAATCACCACGTAGACGCTAAGTGTCTCATAGTCGTTAACAGCTGTTAACGGATCAGGGACAATAGCGCGCTGATCCACACGG